CATCGCTAGCACCAACTACGATGCACAGACCACTAGCGCGATACTTTCAAACAGCCCGACTATCGATGTCTATCAGACACTAGATGGCAAGGCATACAAGCACACAGATGATCAATGGACACTAAACCTTGAGCTTCTATCTGACTGGGGCGTAACTTCATCTCTATTCGAGGCGATGTGGTCAGCAGCAGAATCAGCACCAAATACCACCCTTGCAGTATCTCTAACTGCTGCATCTGGCGCAGTATTTGCGTTCAATGTACTTCCAGTATTCCCAAGCGCAGGTGGCGCAGCTCCAGGAGCGCAGACCGATACCTGGTCAATGTTAGTCGTTGGAACACCAACCGAAACATTTAGTTAAGAGTAGGAAACCGAGAGCATGAAGTTACCAATCACAATCGAATATAACTCTGGGGAGCAGGCTACTTATGTGGCCGCTCCGCCAGAGTGGGCTAAATGGGAAATTAAAACTGGAAAGACCATCGCTCAAGCCAAAGATGGTATCGGAATATCCGATCTCATGTTTTTAGCGTATAACGCTATGAAGCGCGAAGCAGCTGGTAAGCCAGTTAAGTCCTATGAAATCTGGATGGAAACAGTCGCCGATGTATTAGTCGGTGATGATGACCCAAAAGCCATCCAGTCGGATCAGTAGGCCGAATACTGGTTCAACTAGCGATTGCAACCGGGATACCGATGCAATACTGGGAAACCGCAGAGGATGTTTTAACCGCAGTCGAGTTATTGAAGGAGCAGGATGAGCGAAACCGCAATGGCGTTCGATAAATCCGAACTCCGAAACGCAATCAAGGCTTTCAATGTAATGGGTGATAATGCCAAAGATGAAGCCAAAAAGGTATCTAACTCTTTGGCTAGTTATACCGCAGATCGTATTAAGCAGGCTGGTTATGGTCGCACCAAATCGGCTGGCGCTATTCAGCGTTTAGTAAATGGCGTTAAAGTATCCAAGACATCGGTTATCGGTGAATTAAAATATGGCTTTGCAAGTCAGCGCTTATCCGGTGGTGGTAACACCAAAGAATTATGGCCTGGTTTAGAATTTGGATCAAAGCGTTTCAAGCAGTTTCCATCATATTCAGGTCGCACTGGTAAAGGCGGCACAGGTTATTTTATCTATCCGACACTGCGCCAAATCCAGCCTTATATCGTGTCCGAATGGCAAAAAGCATTTGATAACATCATCGAGGATTGGGCTAAGTAATGGCTAAAGATACACGCACACTAACGCTTAAAATCCTTGCAGATGTCGATAAGTTAAATCAACAATTAACTCAAGGTGAGAAGGATGTTTCTGGTTTTGGTGCATCCGTTGAGAAATTTGGCAAGGCCGCAGCTGCCGCATTTGCAGCCGCCGCCGCAGCCGCCGCTGCTTATGCTGGCAAATTAGCAGTAGATGGCGTTAAAGCCGCGATCGAGGATGAAGCTGCACAGAAGCGCCTAGCGCAAGCCTTAGAAGCCGCCACAGGCGCTACAACCAAGCAAATCAAGGCCACAGAGGACTACATCACGCAGATGCAGTTAGCCACTGGTGTAGCTGATACTGATTTGCGAAACGCACTTGGCCGACTAGCGCTTTCAACTAACTCGGTTACAAAAGCGCAAGAATTACTAAGCCTAGCGTTAGATATATCAAAGGCTCGCGGTATTCCGCTAGAAAATGTGGCCAATGCATTAGGTAAAGCATTTGATGGCCAGACTACCGCTTTATCAAGACTAGGGCTTGGCTTTTCAAGCGCTGAAATCAAGGGCAAGTCATTTGGTGATATCCAGGATATGCTTACTAAGAGCTTTAGTGGAGCGGCGAGTGCAGCAGCCGAAACCTATCAAGGTCGCATCGATCGTCTAAAGCAAGCCTTCGCAGAATTCCAAGAGAACATCGGTTACAAAATCATCCCGGTGTTAGAGAAATTTGTCGATATCGTGGTCAATCAAATCATCCCGAACATCGGTAAATTCATCGACATATTCAGACCAGTAGCGGATGCAATCGAGCGTAATAAAGAATCATTTAGAGCATTTGGCGAATTGATTGAAACCTATGTATTACCAATTATTGGCGTAGCTTTTGTCGGCGCTTTGAAAGTCGTATCTAATGTCGCGGCTGGTGTTATCGATGTGATAGCTCGTGTAGCTGCTGGTATAACCGCAGTAGTTAATGGAGCAATTAGCGCAATCAATACACTTATTGCAGCCTATAATGCCATTCCAATATTGCCTAACATTCCAACAATTCCAACGGTTAGCGCACCAAAGATAAGTACTCCATCAGTTAAAACTACAAGCACTAAAACGCCTAGCATTCCAACAATTACTTCACCAAGCGGCTCTGGAGCATCAGCAGGTGGCGCAAGCGCAGCTAAACCAGCAGCAAGCGCAGCTGCTACATCAAGTCAGGCAGCCGCAGATTTAGCAGCAATTGCACAACGCAATGCTGATTTAAGCGCTGCCAGATATACAGGTCAGGCACAGGCGTATGCTGCAATGGCAAACAATGTAACAGTGAATATCGGCGTGGCTGGCGATCCTGAAGGCGCAGCTCGCGAAATCGTCAAGGTTTTGAATAATTCATTCAGTCGAGGCACTGGCGGGGCATCCGCATTATACTCATTATGAGCGCATGGACACCAGATTGGAAATTAAGTCTTAATGGTTCGGGGGATTTTGAGGCAGTAACCCTTGCCAATATGACCATTAGTTCTGGTCGCACAGATATTTATCAGCAACCGCAAGCTGGTTATGCAAGTTTTGAAATTATCAACTTTGATGAGCAGTATGTAAATCTACAAATCAATGACCAGGTAACCATTGCAGTTAAAGATTCCACTGGTGCTTATGTAAATGTCTTTGGTGGATTTGTAACCGACATTGAGCAGGTGGTAATACAAGGCGGCAGCATTACTATTAGCCAAAGTTATCGCGTGACCGCACTTGGTGCTTTATCTAAATTACCAAAGGCTTTGACCGATGGCGTATTGGCAAAAGACTTTGATGGTGATCAGATTTATAGCATATTATCCGGCTTACTATTTGACGATTGGACAGGCGTAGCACCAGCGCTCACATGGGCTAACTACCCAGCTGCTACGACTTGGGCTAATGCCGAAAATAGCGGACTTGGCACTATCGATCAGCCTGGCGACTATGAACTTACTTCTAGATCAGCAGCGACTATAGATGTCTATTCATTGGTCAGTGAATTGGCTAATTCAGCGCTTGGCTATATTTATGAGAATGCTTCAGGCCAAATCTGTTATGCAGATAGCACCAACCGCAGCCAATACTTAGCCGCTAACGGATACACCGATTTGAGCGCCAATGACGCTCTAGCGGCAGGTATCCGCACTAATAACCAAATTGGTAACATCCGTAACAAGGTCACAGTTACCTATAAGAACAATCAGCAACAATCAGCTCAAGACGATACTTCGATATCACTTTATGGCCAGCAAGGCGCAGTCATCAATACAACCCTTGAAAATACCGCCGATGCCCTATCCCAAGCCAACTTCTATCTAGGCATTCGCGCTTATCCTAAAGCCATCTTTGATTCAATCACTTACGAGCTAACCAACCCGGAATTGGATGATACAGATCGCGATGCGCTCTTAAATGTCTTTATGGGCTTGCCGCTGAACATCACCGATTTGCCAGCCAATATGAACAATGGAACATTTCAGGGTTTTGTCGAAGGCTGGACTTTTAGAACTGGTTATAACAAGCTCTCGGTAACTCTGAATGTAAGCCCGGTGGCATTTACCTTACAGGCTAGCCGCTGGAATAGCGTGGGAGCTGCTGAAACTTGGAACACACTTAACACTGCTTTGACTTGGATTGACGCTACAATAGTGTCCTAGAAAGGAAACACATGGCAAATACGACAAACTTCGGGTGGGAAACACCTGACGATACCGACCTGGTGAAAGATGGCGCAGCTGCCATGCGTACGCTTGGTAACTCGATTGATACATCGCTGGTCGATCTTAAAGGCGGCACAACCGGACAGGTATTGAGCAAAGCATCGAATACCGATCTTGATTTCTCATGGACTTCGGTTGATCCATTAACGATTTTGGATGCAAAAGGTGATTTAATCAGTGCAACTGCGGCTGATACTCCAGCTCGATTAGCAGTAGGTACAAATGGTCAGGTCTTAACTGCAGATTCAACAACATCAACTGGATTGAAGTGGGCAGCGGCAACTGGAAAAATTGTTCAAGTTGTCTCAGCTAGTTATGCGACTGAAACAAGCAACAGTACTACCACTTATGCTGATACAGGCTTGACGGCCACTATCACGCCAACTTCGGCTTCAAATACAATTTTAGTAATTGTTCATCAAAATGGAGTGGGCAAAACTGCCGGAGCTGCTACCAATGGTTTATATTTAAGATTAATGCGAGGAGCTTCAGAAATTGCATTAATGTCTGCAGTTGGTTTATACACAAATACAACATTATTATTTACGGGAACAACTTCTTCGATAGCTTATGTTGATTCTCCAGCTACGACAAGCGCGACAACTTACAAGACACAATTCAAAAACAATACTTCAGCCGCGGCTGTGAGTGTCCAAGTAAATGACGCGCGTTCCACAATAACTTTGATAGAGATAGGTGCATAATGGCTAAAGGTGCAGAAGTTTTAGAAATGCTACTTCCTAATGGTGGTTGGATCATTTCCGGTGATACTTATGAAGGAATAACATTTCTAGAGTGTGAGCCGATTTCAAGAAAAGAATTTGAAGATGGTTTTGCGAAAGTGGATGCTTGGAAAAAACAGAAGGAAAACGAAGCAGCGGCGACAAAGGCTGCATTATTGGCAAAACTTGGCATTACTGCTGATGAGGCAAAACTGCTTCTAGCATGAAAGCCTGGCTTAGTAAGTCTGCAAGGCAATTAAGGGAGCAGATTGATGATGCATATCCAGATCGTGACCGCCGAAGCGATGGGTGGATAGGCGATGCCAAACACGCTACATCCAAGTCGGATCACAATCCAGATGCCAAAACTGGATGCGTTAGGGCGGTCGACATTGACTCTGATTTATCAAGACATAAATCAGAGAGCGTTTATCTTGCAGATCAGATTAGAGCCTATGGCAAGCGCTCAAAGCGAATTGCCTATGTTATACACAACGGAAAGATTGCGTCACCCATCCTTAATTGGCGTTGGCGTAAATACAAGGGCAGCAACCCACACACATCGCACATCCATATCAGCTTCACTAAAAAGGCTGATAATGATTCTGCGTTTTTTAATATACCGCTATTAGGGGGAAAACAATGAAGCATCCAATAGTCCTAGCTCTAGGCGCATTCTTAGCCGCTTGGTCAGGTTCGAACTTCGATCTCGACTATCGCTCAATTTTAGCGGCAGTCCTAGCTGGTGTATTTGGATACGCCACCCCTAAGAAAAAGTGAGCGTCAGCGACTATATCGCGGTAGTAGTCGGCATCTGCACGATAACCGCAGCTTTTATTGGGGCAATACAATGGCTAGTCAAGCATTACCTAGCTGAACTTAAGCCTAATGGCGGCTCAAGCATGAATGATCGTCTAGCGCGTGTCGAACGCCAAATAGAACAGATTTATCAGACCCTTCTGCAAAAATAAACCAATGGGTTTAATGGATGGTGATTGCCGAACCGATGGCATTTACATATTCATCGAAAACACCGAATGGATGGTGAGCGCAAAGCATGGCAGCGAGAAGGAAACCGCAAAAGGTTAAGACAGTCCGATATGAGGACTATACGCCGCTTGAAATTCACGCTATCCAAATACGCGAGTTTTACTTAGCGCTACGCAAAGCAGGATTTAAGCCAGATGAGGCTCTTGGCGTATGCACTGATCGTATGGGTTGGCCTGATTGGTTTGGCTTACCAGAAAAGCCATCAGAGGACATCGGCACAATAATCGATGACGAGGATGACGATTAAGCGCCGCATATTGGTCATCAGCGACTTACAAATTCCTTATCATCACCCGGTCGCAGTTAAAAATGTGGCCAAGCTTGTAAGCCGCGAGAAGTTTGACCAAGTCCTATGCGTAGGCGATGAGATAGATTTCCAAAGCTTATCCAAGTGGGCTAAAGGCACACCACTCGAATTTGAGGATACGCTGGATCATGATCGAAGCCTTACCCAAGACATTCTATGGCTTTTGGGTGTGACCGACATAACCAGGTCAAATCACACCGATAGGCTTTACCACACGCTACTTAAAGGCGCACCAGCGCTTAGAGCCTTGCCAGAGCTCGATTACCCTAAGTTTATGGGTTTCGATGAGCTAGGCATCCGCTTTCATAAGAAGCCTTACGAGTTTTTACCGAACTGGGTTTTAGTGCATGGGGATGAAGGCAGCCTTAATCGAAATGCTGGTGGAACTGCCGCAGGGCTAGCCAATAAGTTTGGCGCTAATGTAGTCTGCGGACATACCCATAGGCTCGGCTTACAAGGGCTCTCACAGGGCTTCAAAGGCCGATTTAAGACACTTTGGGGCTTCGAAACTGGCAACTTAATGGATGGAAAAAAAGCGTCTTATTTACGCGCTGGAAGCGCTAATTGGCAGATGGGCTTTGGCATTATCGAAGTCTATGGAAAGAGCGTTACCTGCATACCAGTGCCAGTCAATCAGGATGGGTCATTCACCATTTATGGAAAGCATTATTACTAAATCGTTATAAAACACGCCGATGCCTAATGTCGTATCTGGCTGATAGAAGTGCCACCCTACGGATGTGCAAATAGCACAAACGAGAGGAAAGCAATGAACACAGACACAATCATATTTATATCGATGGTCTTTAGCTGCTTGATTGGCTTTGTAATAGGCCGATGGGAGCGCAAGGATAGCCAGACCCGGATGTATCGTCATGGGTTTCACATCGGTAAGCAGGTGGGCAAAATTGGACGCTAATGAAGTCATCGATAAAGCTCACGACATTCTTTTGGAGCGTCAAGACAAGTACGGGGAATTTCACATTACAAGTTACCGGACTGCAAGTCTGCAAACCCTTATCCATGAGGAACGCCGAACACCAGAGCAATGGTGCTTGGATATGGTCGCTACAAAACTGGCAAGGATTTTAAGCGTTAGTGTGCGTGTATCTTTAGCCATTACTTAGCCCAATCATCCAATATACGATC